CGGGGGGGGGGGGGCGGGGCCCCCCCCCCCCCCGCGACGGGGGTGGAGGTACTACATACACTGTCTCATTGAAATATAAAATATACAAAAAGGCTCCTCCTAAAAAATTCAAAAATACAAAAAAGACTCCTCTGGAGGTAACATGGAAAAATTATCTACGCGAGAGTTTCTAGGCAGCGAAGGTTTTCTAGTCAAAGAACTGCTCAAGGATAGCCATGTGGCAGAGAGATTAATACTGTTTCCTGGTATTCATCCAAGAGACTATGTATCAAACGATATCAGGATCGCTTCTAAGGGCATCAACGAAGCAAGGCGCATCAAGAACTACGCTGATTATCTAGTTGGCAAGAACCCGTGTGTACACAAGGTATGGTTTGACCATGAGAGCAATATCCCCAAAAGGACTTACGAAGGTTACTATGCGAAAATAGGCAACTGCTTATAGGTTTACATTGAGAATAGAGAACAAAAGAGTGCCGGAATAGACCTCAAACCTTGCGGCAGTAAGCGTAAGGTCGTGTCATAATTTGGTACGGTTTGGGGCGGTATTGACCATTTCATGACATGGTCTGGAAATGAGATATTTAACGGTGGTGAATAGCAGTTGTTAGACCTGGATGAGCAATTAAAAGCCTTGCAGATAGTATCTCAAATGGGTCTTGTGGTGATGGAACAACCTCCTCCTGGGTATCGGTTCAAGCAGATCAAGTTGGGTGCCAGGACTGATAAATACCAGAAGGAACGCAAGGAGTTTACAAAATTCTACGATAAGGTGTGGAAAGAATTGGGTAGAAAAAAGGTATTAAAACCCCTAGAAGCGCAGTTCTTAATGAGACTATTCCCATACTGTGAGTACAATACTAATTTTCTAGTCAATGACGACAATACTCCTATGGGCATAGACGACATTGCAAGTGCGCTGGGTTGCGAAGAACGGCAGACTAAGAGGGTTATGAAATCTATCGTTGATAAGAACCTTGTGGCAAAGGTTGAGAGTGGGACTACTTTTAAGTATGCAATCAATCCTGAGTTGTACTGGAAGGGCGGCGACATGGTTAACTATAAGGGATTTGTGACCATGTTCTACACCAGATACGCCGAGATAAAGAACAAACTCAAGTCAGCCAAGGAGCAACTCAAAACCCTATACGTTAACAACAAGGCCACAAGTATACTCCATTAAAAGAAAAATAACCCCCTCCGGGGCTACGTTGTCAAGAGGTGTTTCACATTGCTAAAATAAAAATGCCTACATTAGAGGACGTGAAACGTGAACTTGCCAGGAAGAAACTCTCCCAATTTCTTATGTACGACTCAGACAATAGATGGTTGCCGGCAAAACACCTGCTTCTGCTGTGCGAAAAGCTGGAGGCTGTGGAGCGTGGAGAGTTGCTGAGGCTCATGGTGTTCACTCACCCACGGGCTGGAAAATCGGAAGTTATCAGCAAGAAATTCCCCGCCTGGTATTTTGGCAAACACCCGGATAATGAAATCATCATGACTTCTTATGCGGCAGATTTAGCCCTTGACCACTCCCGTATAGCCAGGGACACCTTTAAGGAACATGGCCAGAGGTTGTGGGGACTTTCGTTGTCAAAGGACAGCGGTTCTGCTGAAAGGTGGACTATTGCCAAACACCGGGGAGGCTTGAGTGCTGCTGGTGTCGGAGGGGCGCAAACCGGCCGCGGAGCCCACGTAGCTCTTATAGATGATCCGGTAAAAAACGCCGAAGAGGCAGAATCGTTGGTCATTAGAGACAAGGTTTGGGAATGGTACAGGACAACCCTTAGAACCCGTCTTGCCCCTGGTGGCGCAATTATTCTAGTAATGACTCGCTGGCATGAAAATGATTTAGCGGGCAGGCTTGTTGAGGAAATGAAGTCCGGCGGCGAGCAATGGGAGATAGTAAACCTTCCGGCGCAGGCTGAGGAAAACGATGTATTAGGCCGGCAACCAGGGGAATGGCTGTGGCCTGAAAGATATCCCCCCGAAGAATATGAGGCTATCAAAATAGCCGTTGGTTCCCGCCATTGGAACTCCCTTTATCAGCAACGGCCCTCGCCAGAAGAAGGCGGCATGATTAAGCGGCATTGGTGGAAATTTTACACTGAACTGCCTAAACAGTTCGACCGGATTCTGCAATCCTGGGACATGACCTTCAAGGACAGCGACGGCAGCGACTATGTAAGCGGCCAGGTCTGGGGGAACGTGGGTGCCAGTATCTACATGATTCCTGATAGGGAATACGGCAGGATGGACTTCACTTCAACCCTGGAGGCGTTTCTAAGGCTTACAAACAGGAACCCCAAGGCAACTATAAAGCTGGTTGAGGACAAGGCCAACGGGCCCGCAGTAATATCCATGCTGCGGCTAAAGACTGGCGGCATAATCGCCATCAACCCTAAAGGTTCAAAGATCGCTCGGGTGAGCGCAGTCAGCCCCTTGATTGAGGCTGGGAATGTGTACCTACCTGCCCCATCAATCTGCCCGTGGGTAAATGACTTCATTGAAGAGTGTTCGAGTTTCCCCAATGGGGTGCACGACGACCAGATCGACGCCGCCAGCCAGGCACTTTCACGTTTTATGTACGCCAGAGATGCAGTCCCTACGGAGCAGAAAGACCCATTCTTGCACCGAGGGGAACAACTATACGACTCGTACCGAGGCGGCGAACCCGATAACACATTCGTTAACTACGGGAGTTGAGAAAATGGAATACGCAATAATGGGCATCGCCTTCGGGTTGGTGTTCTTTTTAATCCCCCTCATGGCCTACAGGAAGGGTATACAGGACGGCCTGGATGTGGGCAAGGGCAAGTCCCTGGAGCCGATTAAGGGGCCGATAGCGGCAATACAGGAGCATAAGGAGATAAAGACAACGAAGGCGCAGGAGGACAAGATTGCCGAGGGGATAGCTAATATTTTCAGCTATGACGGCAAACCGAGAGGTGGCGAGAAAGATTGAACAACCGAGACACAACCGACGAGTGGGCATTATACACAAGATCCAAGGATTACAAACGCAAACTTGGTTTATACGAGACCGTTGATCTCAACGAAGATTTCTATGCTGGCGAACAATGGAAGGGTGTGGTCTCAAACGGCCTCCCAAAGCCAATTTTCAATATTTTTCGCCGGTGCATCAACTACTTCATATCTGCCATTCTCAGCCAAGCGGTAAAACTGCAATACGTCCCTGAAAATATCAGCGAGGAATCAGATGACCCCACCCAGCAGATGATTATTCAGGCCAGCCAACTGATTAGCAAATACTCTGAAACCCTCTGGGAAAAGTTGAAGATGAACTCCCACATGAGGGCTGCTCTTTTAGACGCTGCAATCTCTGGCGACATGGACGGTTACACCTTCTGGGATCCTACCATCGACACAGGTCAGAAAATCGAGGGTGTGCCCATCGAGGGCGACATTAACTTTGAGCTTGTGGATAATGTCAATGTCCACTTTGGCAATCCCAACGACGCGAGGGTAGAAAACCAGCCCTGGATTATCGTATCCTTCCGCGAATTAGTAAGCAAACTCAAGGAAGAGGCCAAACTCCATGGAGCCAGTGACATCGACCTTTACGGCATCACTTCCGACAGTGACTACCTTGAGCAAAGCGGATCACTTGCCAAGATTGAAATGGAAGGAAAGGACGAGAGCGGCAAGACCACGGCGTTAATCAAATTCTGGAAGGACACTAAAACAAAGTCAATATGGTACACCAAGTCAACCAAGGGCGTGGAAATAGTCCCTAAGACAGACACGGGCAGCACCCGTTACCCAATAGCACACGCCAACTGGGACAGGCGCAAGAACTCCTGCCACGGTCAGGCCGTAGGCACCGGCCTTGTGCCAAATCAGATATTCATTAACAAAATGTTTGCCATGGTCATGTTGAATCTGATGAACGTCGCCTTCCCAAAGGCGGTTTACAATAAGTCAATTATCCCTGTATGGAGCAACCAGATAGGCCAAGCCATCGGCGTAGAAGGCGGCGACGACATTAGTAAGGTTGCAACGTACCTGCAACCCGGACAAATGAGCAGCCAGATTATGTCGGTCATAGACGCAGCTATTAGCTACACCAAAGACCTAATAGGCGTAACAGATGCTGCTATGGGTAACGTCAAACCTGACAACCACGCCGCAATCATCGCGGTTCAGCAAGCCTCCTTTGTGCCGTTGGAAAATATCAAGGCTAATCTCTATCAGTGGGTTGAGGACATCGGGTATATCTGGCTTGACATGATGATAGCCAAGTATGGG